GTACTCACCGTCTTCAGTCTTTACACCCTGTGCTACTTGGTCAAGCCACTCAGTGAGCCTGTGAGCGTTTCTATCAACAAATGTGGCTATGGCCTGTCTAGCTTGGTTTGTCGCCTTGTTGGGCGTTCCTGCTACCCTGCCGCCTGTCTTCTTACCTTCAGCCATGACACTCTCCTCTAAGTTTGTCTACTTTAGATGAGGTATTAGCTATTTTGTATGCATCGGTCATATTTCAGTCCTTTCGCGCACATGTTGCAGTGCTGGACTGAAGTATATCAATCTCTGTCTGATTCAGTAAGTCTTTTGGATGCCCACAACTTGTATGCCTTCAGTTCTTTTATTTCGGTCTTGAGGTCGGCGATCTCTGTCTTCTGATACTTGATCAAGCTGTTGGCTTGCTCTATCCATTCATGTACCTCAGTGGGCATTCTGAATGTTGGCTCTTGATTGTCTTTGGCGACCAGCTTGGCTATCGTTTGTTTGCGTGTCATGCTGCCTCCATGGCTTCAACAACTGATGTCAATCCAGCAATCACACGCTTTGCTTGATCCAAAGTCATGGTGACGCTGGCGCCACCACCGCTCACTTGTATGCTCAACCAAGCAAATTTATCGTCGTAGCGATCGATGTAAATTACTCGTGTGTCTTCATTGGTCTTGATTGGTGCAATTTCGAGTTCCATAATCTTCTCCTGTTAAACCTGCAATGTCGCAGTGAAAGAACTATAACACAAAGTTAGCTTGTTACATTCTTAATGCAATGGTCGGCAAGTATCGCCACCACCTGAACTGTGTTTTGCCTTGGCTATCACTTCTTCTGTCTTGTTTCCTGCCTTGCCATGCTCATAAGCTTCTGCAAGTCTTTTAAGCACAAGGTGCATGTAGTCGTCCTGTTCTGCGCCTACGTCGTCCAGAATTTGAAGGCTAAATGCAAGCAAGTTGACCGCCAGATTGGTGGCAATGCTTAAAGCCACATCTTTGCCATCATCTCGAATGAGCTTTGCAAGAAACCTAAGTGCGACCTCATCCAATCGTTCTTGCAATTGGATTACCCTGATAAATTTGGCATCGTCATCAATTTTCATTTGTCCTGCCCTTCCAAGTGTAGGATTGCGTAGATTACGCAAAATAAAGTAACCACCAAAAAAATGCTGATAACTATTGTCACTGCAAAGAGACTGACTATAGTGGTCAACAAGTCCATCATGGCCTCCACACAAATATGTCTAATGCCACCACGATTATGGCAATGATAGACACAACTAACATTGCAACCTGCGCCCAGTCTGTAGGTTTCTTGTAGTGTTCAATTTCAAACATGATTGTTCCTTCGTAAGGGCCGTAGCCCCTTTTTTTATGGGTTTTTGTCAGTAATTGGATTTGAAATACCACGCGACCACAACGGGTAAACATCTTTTCTTGCACCTGCTTGTATCAAATCATGTGCCGAGTATCGGAATTTGTTGTGGGTTGGATATCCGGGGCCAACAAAAAAACTATTATTTTGATAGTGGGGCACATACATTATTTCGTTGTAATAATAAACAACTTGCATGTTGCATTCTGCTTTGTCTTTCATGATATTTCCTTTTGTTTGTGGGGGACAAAGCCCCCGTTGGTTTAATAATCTTCGCCAGACTTTGCTGGTTGTGCACCTAAAAACTGAAGATTGAATGATGCGTTGTGTTGCCAAGCCTCATCGGACTTATTGCAAACTTCTTGAATGTGGCAATTGATGTCTTGTGAGCGAAGCTGTTTGATTAAGTGCACAGCATTCTGACGACTCATTGGTTCAGTTGGTTTGCGGTAACTTGCTATGACAACATATTTCATTGTGTTCTCCTTATAGGGGCCGAAGCCCCAGTTGGTTTACTTGACTGGTGTTACACGAATGTCAGCGCGACCTTCTTTGCGGAAGGTGTCAAGCACGTCGTCTTGGATCTTGTAAGCGACGCACAGTTTTTTGTAGTCAACAGTGCCTTTGACAGCAATCATCTTGACAGTTACAGAATGCAGTTCGCCTTGATGTGGGATGTCGTCGCCATTGGCATCTTTTGCACACTCGCCATATTTGTTGGCAATGGCATGCTTCATTGCCTCAACTTGTTTTGCCAATGCTTTGGCTTGCTGGTCGAGCACAAACAATGCATCGATGTCGTTGGTGAATGACTCGACAGCGGCGAGTGCTTGGATGGTGGCTTGTGTTTCTGTGATCATTTGGAATCTCCTTTAAACCTGCGTCGTTGCAGTGAGAGAACTATAACACGAAGTTAGAGTCTGTCAACATTTAGCAAATTATTTTTAAAGAAAAAACCCTAATGCTGTTCGCATTAATTACTAGTCAGACTAGTAGTACTTATGTTTCTCAGAGTTTCGTTTAAGGCATCAAGCTCATCCATTTTGGCAAGTGCCCATGCTCTTTTGTTGCCATGCCAACCCATCATTGAACCCTGATGGCATGACTTGCATAGTGCCACGCAGGTGTAGTGTTTGCCCTGCTTGATGTGGTGGGCATCCGAAGGTCCAGCGGCTCCACACACTGAGCAGGGTTGTTCTTTGACCAACTGTACCCACGCACGTTCATCCTTGTTGTAGGTGCCGTTCATAAGTCAATTAGATGGCATGTGTAATCCACCAATTCTTTTGCGACTAATGTTTCCAATAAATCCATAGAGACATCGCTATTCTTCAATGTTATTGGCCTAAATGGAAATTCATAAGGAAAAACTTCAAGATATTCATTGTCGCCATCTCCCGTTCTTAACAATTCAAAATTTGTGTTGTTTGCAGTAACCCAAAAAATGCCGTTTTTTCTTTCAACAATTTTAAGTTTGATTTTGTTCATGCCACCACCTTGTCGAATGCTCGATTGCTGGCTTCCTGCGACCTCCACACGTCAATTCGAGCTTGTGCTGATACCAACCCCCATCTAAGTGCCTCTTCCTTCTCTACAGCAGCTTGTAGCCCCTCCAGCATTTGTACATACGCTGGGTCTGCGTAAGCCTCAATCTCCGCGCTGGCGGCTGTCTTAGATCTTCCATCAGCTTGCGCCGCCTTCATCAGCATCGCCTTTTGACTTTTGCGATATTCTTCCAAAAATACCCTATGAGCTTTTGCCTCAGCATACTTGGCACCATGGGTGTACAAGTAGTCCACTGCATCGTTAATCGATTTTTCGTTCATGATCCAAACCTCGCAATCAATGCGGCATCAGCAAATGCTTGCCCTGCACCCTTCTTGTCCAGTTCACGCCATTGAGGCCATAACTGCAGCGCTTTTGATCTTGCCTCGTCTTTGTCTTTGCCGTTGACTCCAGCGGCTTTCTTCCATACCTGAGGGGTAACACTGCTCACAGGTATTTCAAGCGCTCCTAGCACCCCCATAACGCTTCCCACAGCATGTCCAAAGGTGAACATGGATGTCACGCCTTGACCCGGCATAGCACCCACCTGTTCGATCACAGCTTTGTCGATGTAAAGGAATCGAAGCAGAGATGCCAAGGCAGCGGTGTTGACTCGGTTATTCTTACCCACCATGTAGGTTGGCATGCGTTCCCACTCAATAGGTGCGCCGTCTTCCAGCAGGACATATGCGCCCGACAAACCGGGATCAATTCCAAGAACTCTCATATATTCTTTCCCCATCGTTTACATAAATCTTTTGCCGTCTTGCTCTTGGGTTTCTTTTTGCACATGGCACTGACAGATGCTTGCTTTGCGCTTTCTCTGAATTGATAGGGTGTTGGTGGCAACGCATCAGCAGGAAACAATCCGTTCCAACCAACAGATCCACAAACAAAACTCAATCCAATGCATTTGGCAATCATGCTTTTGCCCCTCTTAAAACAAACCAAGGGCAGTTCTGCAATACAAATCTGACTGGGCGTTGTGGCTTCTTATTACCATCCAACAAAACTGCACATGTTTTATCTTCGTTGTTGTATTTCTTGCACTCAAAACACAACCTACGTTTGTCACCAAGATCAAGATCTCTCTCCCATAACTTGTCTGCCAAGTCCCATGCATCATTAGGACTCAATCCCTCATCTTCAAACGTCTTGCGCCGCCTTGCATGCTTTTGAGCAAATATTTCTGTTTCCTCTTCTGTCATCAGTCTCATTTGACCTCCTTGTAGAGTTAAAAGTCTAACACAAAATTAGAGACTTATTATAAAAACTGTTGAAGATTCTTTTGCAATTTTCATTTGCCCATCGCAGGCAAAATTCCAGTCATGACCATTGGCATCTATTTCTGTCCATGCAGGAACTTCAATCACCACTGCTTTACACAGCCATTCTTTGCCAGTCTCATCAAACACTCGCCACTTGTGATCTACAGTCCCTCTTGTGCCTGCCATTTTGTTGTATCTGACTCTGTACTTCATATGATCTCTACCTCAGGCTCTGGCGCCAAAGTCACAGCTATGTTCATATGAACAAACCTTACAGGCTTATCAGGATTTAAGTTGCGAGTGAACTGATGGGGAAGGTACGCCGGCGCAAAAAACAATGTCCCCTCTTGTGGTGTAAACACAATCATTCGAGATGCTGGCGTTACTTTGTTGTCGTCCCTCTCTGGCAAATCAATAATTACCTTTGCAGGTCGAGGATCATGAATGATCAGCTTGCAAGCATTCTCTGGAACTTCCAAGAAATAGAACGCACTAATTTGCGCTCCTCCACCATGCACATGGGTGTCTATTGCTGAATGAAAGTTGTGCTCTTGCGTCCACATTTCTGTGAAGTAAGTCACCAGCTTGTCCATGCCATAACCTTGTGCATTCAATATGTTCCATGCTGTCTGAGAGACATACTGTGCAAAGTCTGCTGCCCATGGCTCCAAAGAAAAATTACCAGTCATAACAGTCATTGGATTGCTGTTCTTCATCGTCCTCTTTGAATAATCCAAATGCATAGCAGACATTTCTCGAATTGACTCCAAGAACTCAGGCTTGACTATCGAATAAATTTGGGTTTTGAAATAGTGGAATTCTTCTAAACTGTCCATGCAAATCTCCTGTAATGATTGAAGAGTCTAACATGGGGTTTGATTCCCTCCCCTTCCTTTCCTTTCACCCAAAGACCCCCCTACCCCACTAAGTAGGGTAGAAAGGAGAAGGTGCTTCACCCCTGTAAACAGGATCATCATGTTAAGTTGCCTTAACCCCTCGGCTTGATGATTCGACCAGCCGACTGGATTGTTCGGGAACTGCCCCCTAGCCTTGCGGCATACCAGTTACGCTTTCCTTCCGCGCCACCACGATTGGGGTGCTTGCTAACGTGCGGAGTACGGGAACAGAAAGCAAAAAAGCTGTTAAGACAGACCCCGTTGGAACCGCACCCTCTTTTGAAGGGAACATACCCCCTTGGGGTCGGAGTCTGACTTAACAGCTTTGTACGTCGGGGTTCCAATCCGACGTTTGTATGGATTCTATCAACACGTTTCAAGACGTGTCAACACACCCTTTTTTAATTCCATGATCTTTGCAACAATAGCAAATAGGCTTTCCTTTTGATGCAAGTCGTTGGCATCCCAACCTACTGTATTAGCCATCGTCCAAGGCAGTCCAGTAGCCTCAGCAGACTTCTCGCCAGTCCTAGACTCATCATTATCTGCAAAGACAAACCGATTACCCTTGATCTGATCCGCCACAGCAATCAAATTGCTGGCGCTGAAACACACCACCACCGATGCCTTCAACCCACAGCTTCTAAGGGCGTGGTGCAGACTTAAACCAGTCGCATAACCTTCCACCAGCCACACCTCTTCACTCTGCCTGTCGCCAATGTAAAACACCGCATTCTTAGCACGCATACCCAATAGCATCTTTTTCTCGTGCTTGCGTGCTTCAGCATCCCAATAGATTTCCTGATACCCCTGCAGTTTGTTGGTGGTTACGTTTCGCATAGGTATCAGCAATTTCTCGTTCATAACTAAACCCTCAAGGTCATTGAACCCCTTGATCTGCAAATAACTATGTGTTGCACTCTTAGCTGATCGCAAGACAATGTCTGCCTGCAAAGCCACTTGGTCATAACGTCGCTGCTGTTCAGATTGTTGAGCTTGACGCTTGACTGCCCAAGCACGCTTTTCCTCGTCAGTCCATGGCTTTGCATAAGGGTCGTTGTACCAAATTACTTTAGCCTCTTCACCCCAATTAAATATCCATCCTCGCTGACCATCCCACAAATACGAGCCATTCTGTGATCTGGGTTTCTCTACTGTCCCGCAGCGCTTTATGAAGTCTGATGGGTAAAGCTTTGCTTGATCAATAACCAAACCATAGGATTTTGCAAAATCAATAAAGCTCATTTTCCTACTCCCTTCTTCCACGCCACATTCATCTGCGTTATTTTATTAATTACGTTGCGTCCAATCTCCACACTAGGAGCAGTTGTAAAACGCCATACAGGATCTTGCCCTGTGATCTTTTTAAACAAATGATAGGCACGCCCTTGCTGGTTCTCGGCCTTGCTATGCATGCGTGCATAGGTAACGACTTGGTGCCAGAGGTGCTCGGCATTGTCGGCAAGCTTCTTTTTGTTCTTGCCTTCACCAATAAAAATCTCTTTCATAACTCCATTTTGAGATTCAATCAATGCATGACTTATCTTTTCAAAACCACATGACATGCATCGCTTGTGGAATGGTTTGTAACTGCAACGAGGGCAACCCTTAGCTTCAAATTCCTCGGCTGTGCGAATCTTTTTATCCAACTTGTCGCCATCATCCAGCTTCGCCAAGCCATTGAAATAGATGTCGTTGAAGTCCTCAAAGAATCGAAT